CATTTATATATAATTATGAGAATAGTTGAATTAATACTAGACGAAGATCAAGAAATAGGTGTCGAAGCTATTAGCGTAGTGGAAAACCCAGCAATAGAGGAAGATTTTGTAGCCCTAAAAAGCCAAGAGTTTAAACTTGCAGAGGTAGATAAAGAAAGAAGAATACTTATGGGTGCTTTGTTGATACCTAACAAGCCTATTTATAGACGTAATGGAGAAGATGAGTACTATATATATTTCTCAAAAGATACTGTCTTAAAAGCCTCTCAAATGTATTTGATGCAAGGCAATCAAAATAACGCTACAATGGAGCATCAGTACGAAATAAACGGACTTAGCCTAGTAGAATCATGGCTAGTAGAAGACAAAGTACATGATAAGAGTGTTAAGTATGGAATGGATTTGCCATTAGGTTCTTGGGTTGGTTCTGTTAAAGTAAACAACGATAAAATCTGGAACGAGTTTGTAAAAACTGGTAAGGTAAAAGGTTTTAGTATAGAGGGGTATTTTGCAGACAAGATGGAAAGACCTAAGGAAGAAATTAAAGAGGACTTATCAAAAGAAGACTTACAAGTTCAGCAAATTATAGACATTATAAAAGAACACGATGCCAAACAGCAATAAAAACGAAACTCCTAGTCGTACAAGCCCCAAAGGGGGATATCGTACTGGCTGCCTATGTAAAGATGATACTTACAGCCCTAAGTGTTGTAATGGAAGCCTTAGAGCGCAAGGAATTGGAAAAACTAGCGCTTGAAAATGCAAAATAAATTAAACTAAATTATATATTAATATGAAATCAAACAAAGTGATTGAAAAAATCAAAGATGTTTTAAATCTTAACGAGGAAGTTAAGCTAGAACAAACTAAGCTGGAGAATGGTACTATTATCGAAGCCGATTCTTTTGAAGAAGGTAAAGAAGTGTTTATCGTTACTGATGACGAGAAGGTAGCTATGCCAGTAGGAGAATATATCCTAGAAGATACTAGACTTTTAGTAGTCGAAGAAGAAGGCGTGATAGCTGATGTTCGTGAAGTATCTGACGAAGTACCTTCTAAGGAAACAGAAGAAGGAGAAGAAATTGAAGAAGAACTAAAAGAGGAAGAAGGATATGCTGACGAAGCTGACGTAGCTGATTGGCAAGGAATGGAAAAAAGAATCAAAAACCTAGAGGACGCAATCGCTAATATAAAATCTGAAGAAGGTTTAAAAGAAGAACTTTCTGCAATTGAAGCTGGAAACAAATTAACTGTAGAATTATCTCAGGAGATTCCAGTAGAAGTACAAGCTGAATTAAACGAGCCAAGTGCTGATCCAATAGTTTCTAATCCAGATTCTTTCAAAAAATTATCTAAGTTTAAAATTGGTGCTAATAGACAAGGCAACACAATGGACAGAGTATTATCAAATTTAATAAACAACAACTAAAATAAATAAAAAATGAGTTTAGCAATTACAACTAGTTATGCTGGAGAATTTAGTGGAAAATATATCGCTGCTGCGTTACTTTCAGGAGACACTTTAGCAAATGAAGAAATCACAATCATGCCTAATGTAAGGTTTAAGTCTGTGATTCAAAAAGCATCAACAAACAACATCGTTAGAGATGCATCTTGTGACTTTCAAACGGGACAAGGGACACTAACATTAACAGAGCAAATTCTTGAGCCAAAAGAGTTCCAAGTAAATTTAGATTTATGTAAGAAAGATCTTTTTGCAACATGGCAAGGTGCTGAAATGGGTTACTCGCAATATGCAGACCTACCAGCTTCTTTCTCTGATTTCGTTTTAGCACACGTAGCTGCTAAAGTATCTGATTTCACAGAAACACAAATCTGGTCTGGAGCTGGAGGTGCTGGGTCTTTTTCTGGATTCGCAACTTTATTAGCTGCTGATGCTGCTTTACCAGCTTTGCAAGAGATTGCTGCTGTAGGTGGTGGTGTTAACGCTGCAAACGTAATCGCTCAAATGGGCTTAGTAGTGGATGCAATTCCTACTACTGTTTACGGAAAAGATGATTTAAGATTATATGTATCTAGCAATGTTGGACGTGCTTACACTCGTGCTTTAGGAGGTTTCGCTGGAACTGGAAACGCTGGGTACGATAGCAAAGGAACTAACCAAGTATTAGGAAATCTTTTCTTTGATGGTGTTCAAGTTGTAGTATCTAAAGGGATGGCTGACAACACAATGATCGCTGCTGAGAAGTCTAACTTATTCTTTGGAACTGGCTTATTAAATGAGTCTCAAGAAGTACGCACAATCGATATGCAAGAAGTTGACGGCTCAATGAATGTAAGAGTAATCCTTCGTTACACAGCTGGTGTTCAGTATGGGGAAGTAACAGACATCGTTCTTTACGCTTAATTAACTAATTAACTAATCAAATTTAAAGGGGTGGGCAAACACCTACCCTTTTTTATTTAAAATAATATAAAACTTATGGCGTGTTTAATCACAAGCGGACGTAAAATTCCATGTAAATCAGCAGTAGGCGGTATCAAGAATATCTTCTTTGCAGACTTCGGAACTTTAGGAGATGCAACAATCGTAGCTGGCGAAATAACAGCATTTGCTGGAACACCTGACTGGTTTCAGTTTGACATTAAAAATAGTGCAACCACATTAGAAACCGCTATTACAAGCGATAGAAATAATGGAACAACGTTCTATGATACAACTGTATCAATGACTTTAACTTTCCAAGATAAAGCAACACAAGAGCAATTAAAATTATTAGCTGTAGCTCGTCCACACGTATGTGTAGAAGACTATAATGGTAATTACTTTGTTGTAGGGCTTTTAAATGGAGGAGACGTAAACGGAGGAACTATTGCAACTGGTGGAGCAATGGGAGATTTAACTGGTTATACACTAACTGTTAACGCTCAAGAAGTAAATCCACCTTTCTTTGTAACGCCAGCAGTTATTACAGCTGATGTTTCAGCGGTACAAATTGATCCAACAGCTTAAAGAGTTTGTTTTTTTGATTGATTAAAGGGGGTTATCTTAACGGATAGCCCTTTTTTTATTTACATATCATGCAAATTTTTTTCCTTTTGGTTATATATTAATATGCAACTAATACAAACTAGCGGAAATAAGACTTTTGATATAATACCTAGAGTTTTTAGTGTGGGGGTTTTGACTGTTAAAATAACAAGTGAAAGCACAAACACACCTATAAGCGTAAACAGCACCGCATCAATAAACGGAAACTATCTACAATTTGCTTCAATATTTGGAACTTTAGTCGAAGGACAGTTTTACTTATTAGAAGTAAGTAATGGTTCTGAAATAATTTACAAAGATAAAATGTTTTGTACTGATCAGACTATTAACCAAACAGCTAACGACTATTACAGCATTAATAAAAATCAATTTGTAAGCGAGGACAGCGCAAGCAATGAATATATTATAATATGAACGATTTAACAGTAGTAAATTTAAGCAATTACGCATCCCCTGAGATTATAGAAAGCAGTAATAAGGAATGGGTTTCTTTTGGAGCTGACAATGCCTATTTTTCTTATTTGATACAAAGATACGAGGGTTCTCCAACTAACAACGCTATAATAAACTCTATTAGTTTAATGATTTATGGGCGTGGATTAGATGCTTTAAACTCAAGCAAAAAGCCAGAGCAATACGCTCAAATGATTTCTTTGTTTAAGACTGACATGGTGCGTAAGGTATCACACGACCTTAAACTTTTAGGGCAATGTGCTATGCAAGTAATCTATTCTAAGGATAGAAAAACAATCGCAAGAGTTGAACACATAGCAGTAGAAAACTTAAGAGCTGAAAAGTGTAACGATAAAGGAGATATTGAAGCATACTACTATTCTGATAATTGGTCAAAAGTTAAAAATGTTGATAGCACTTTAAGAATACCATCTTTTGGCTTTAGTAAAGAAAATATAGAAATATTATACGTTAAGCCTTACAGAGCTGGCTATAAATATTATTCTAGTCCAGATTATGCTGGATGTTTAGAGTGGTGCGAAACTGAGCAATTAGTATCGAATTTCCATCTTAACAATACAATGAATTCTTTTAGCCCAAATACGTTAATACAGTTTAACAATGGGACTCCAAACGCTGAGGAACGTCAAATGTTGGAGAATAGAATAACTGAAAAATTTACTGGTACTTCTGGGGCTAAGTTTGTACTTAGTTTTAATGATAAT